CCATAGAGCAATACAGAATCAAAGTTGTCACCAAGCCAGGTTGTACCCGCAGTCACAATAGACTCTGGATAGAAATAGTAGTGCAACTCAACGTTGTAGTTGGCATCTGGTGTTGGGCCAAGAATAAAAGACAATTCAGCCGCGTTAGTAGACTGAGGGCCAAACAATGCGTAGTACTTTGGAATTTCTGTATCAGTTGGTAATGGATACGCTTGACGGATGTAGTTAACGTCTTTGTTCAACAAGTATTCGTATGTACCATCAGTATCAATAACTGCCATGGAATAGACAGCTAAAAAATCATTAGGACAGGCTAAATATTTATTGTTAGCCGACATTACACCCGTCACATTCTTACGAATGGAAGGAAATTGAACGGTGTTGTAAATACGTTGCTCAGCTTGCTGAACAAACACAGGGATCTCCGCCACGAAGTTTGACTCCGTGTTCTCCGTGTATGCCTGAATATTGGCGCTAAGCTGCGTATAGTTCATTTAAACCTCAACCCATTGGGCCGCGTGCCATTACACCTTTAGTCGCCGCGCCTGTGCCGCGAATCTTGATGCCAGAAGTCTTTGGTGCTTTGTATGGATCACGGCTGATATTGCCAACGGACATATTTACATCGTTGGCAGTAAAGCGGTTACCGCCGTCATAGCCATTATTTTTAATATCCACGCCGGCTTTACCAGTCATAGTATGGGGTGGTGCATAGACTTTAGCATCGCCAACTTCTTTGCCCATTACTTTTTTGCTAAATTTAGCCATATTAACCTCGCTTTTGATTAGCAATTTTAGCCAGACCACGACCCATTTTCTTCATGTCGGCATTTGTTTTGCCAACAGTATGCTTCTTGGGGCCATTCTCAATCCCCACAGTGGGTCCACTGTCACCGTAATTCTTACCGACTGTCTTGCCCTGTTTAGCAACGCCGTCTGCTGATCTTGTATACGCCATATTAAGCTCCTATGTAACTGTTACCGTAACTGTACCAAGTTCTATGGTTAAAACCAAATTATTTGGTGTTAATACTGCATCAAAAATTTGGGATCCACCAACTGGATTCCATCCCCACTGGAAAACCCGACTACCTGCTTCGGGATAACCAAACTGATCTATACCTGTACCATTCGTATCATTGGTTTGAAGTCCACTTTGACCAGACACCAAATAGCTAACATCAGGGCGTGGCTCGCGCACAGCTTGTGGATCATTAACTGGGTACATACCCAATTGCAACTGCGGCTGATCAGGATCCCAACATTCGTGACAAACTTTAATTTTAAAAGGCTTAGTCTTAACTGTTTGCGTGCGTAATTCTTTGAGCATGTACCGCTGAGAACAACGATCACATTCTGCAATTGCATATTTACCGGACGCAAACCGATTAGGCATAGAACAAATTCCTTGGCACAAATCTCAATGGTGCCGTCTCGCGGTCTTCCGACTGTGCTATGTCCCATTGCTGCTCATAATCGGCCTTTAGAGCCATTATTCTTTGCGGGTCTACGTCAGGTAGCTTCATGCTCAATTGAACGGCTAGACCGGCCACCATGCAGGGAATAAAGCGGAAAGGAATATCTTGAACAGATGTACCCGTACCCGCATCTTGAATACGGCGCATGCGGTAATACACAAGGGTGTACTGATCGCCAGGGGAATTGGGCGTTGGCCAAATATTAATGGCAGGTATATTCTGAATTGTCAGCGCTGCACCTGCTGTATGGCTTGCGGCAGTTGTATTATTCTGTCCACGAGCACAATTAACTAGCTGGTTGCCAACAATATTGGGATAGCTGATTGTTTCGTTATCAATTTTGATAAAGCCAGCCGTAGATAAATTAGCAACTGAAGACACCGTAATAGATGTAGCCGTACTGTTAATTGTGCTACTTAGAGTTACTGTAGACAAATTCTCTTGGCCAGATTGGCGGTTAAACCACATCTGAATAGGGCGACCTTGAGCCAGCTTGTTAGGCAAGCTCATGTAGGTAGACTCAGAGATGCCGCTGATATTGATATCAATCTGGTTTGATGTACTGTTATTTTGGCGGATAACAGTATCCAACAAGTTAATCGTATCAGCAGGCATAGGGTATATGGCCTGCCCTGTAACCAGCGGAATCTGTCCTTGTTCAACAGTCCAGAAATTAATGCCGCGATTTGCCCACTCAATCGTCAAAAGATTTAACGAACGGCGGGCTGTACGAAAGTTATAGCCAGTACGAAGTTCTTGACCGCAACGCTCAAATGCCTCTTCAATGAGGTCATTCATGTCCAAATTAAAGGCAGTGGTTCCGGTAGTCTTAGCCATTATTTTTTCGCAGTCTTAGCAGAGTTTACGAACGCTTGAGCAGTTGGCGCACCTTTGCTACCAGGTCTGCGCATTTTTTCTTTAGAACCTGCGGCAATTCTTTTACGTTTTGCATTGATATTGGCATATAGTCCAACCTTTCCGCCATCGGCGTATTGAGTAAAATCCGTGTCATCTCGGCGAGGTTTTCTAGTCCCGCTGGGCATCTTAGAGGGGGAGATATCCCCCATTCCACGGCTTGCTCTCATAGTTAAGCTCTTGTCTTTCCACGAATGGCAATACCATCCGCACGCTTAGAAGCAGAAGAAACCTTACCGCCAGACTTCATGCCGGTACTGCCCATGAATTTATTTTCATCTGACTTCTTTTTGATGCCGGTAAGAATGCGGTCTTGACCACGATCTGAAGCACCAGTTATGCGGCTTTTTAACTTGCCAAGCATAGAATCAAAATCAACTCCAGATTCGCGGTTGGTACGGTTCATACGATCATATGGAGTTTCGTACCTTGGGGCCGGCTTCTTATAGCGGCTTTCTAAGCGAGCAGATTCATCACCCGTATCTGTAGTAGATTCTTTAGCTAAAGTGCGCAAAGGCATTTTTTCCTCACTGGCAGAACTACCACGGCGAGTCAAACCTTGCTGTTTGTTCATGTAATCACGCAAGCTCAAACCCGAATCTTCCAATTCTTTCTTGGAAACGCTACGAGCTTTAGCTGGAGCAGACTTAGGTGTAAATCTTGACACCGGCTCTGATTCCATATTGTCTTCAACAAACTTACGGGCGCGCGCACGTGTTTCATCGTCAATATTGGGGTTCTCACCCTCAACAATGTCACCTTCTGCGTAGCGTTTCATCTTACGTGTTGCCATGATATGTCCTTAGCACTTTCCGCCACCGTACATGGTGATCATTGCGCCTTTAGTTTTGCCTTTGGTACAGCAACCATCAGCACGTTTAGATGCAGAGCTCACTGAGCCACCTTTTTTATATCCCATGTCGCTAATTTTCTTGCGCGCATTAGCATCAACAACATTTTGTTTTGCTTCTTCAATTGCGTCAAAGTTATAAGGCTTTGGGATACCGCGAGACTCACGCTTCATTTCAGCGCTAGCCTCACGTTCGGCTTTTCTAGATGGCATCATGTCCATCATTTCATTTAATTTTTCACGGAGTGCCATGGTAATTCCTTAGCAGGTTTTGCCGCCACGTTTCATTGCAATCATTGTGCCCTTGGTTTTACCCTTGGTAGCAACTCCATTAATGCTAGGAGCAGCGGTTTTAACAGCACCCATTTTTGAAGCAGCAATACCACCACTCTTCATTCCATTATGTGCTTTAGAAGCAGGTGCCGCAGCATGGGCCTTCAAAGAAGTAGCAATGCCACCTTTTTTCATGCCGTACTCAGCTTTTTCATGTTTAACCATGGATGCAGGCGCACCCTTTTTCTTCATGAAAGAAATTTCTTTTTTTGCCATTGCTTTAGATTCAGCCATATCGCCACCTTCTTTAAAGAGCGCCATTTTCCCGTGCTGGGTTTTTGGCTTGTTTACCTTTTGAACATCTGGACGTGTCATGCCGCCAGTACCAAACTTCTTACCTTTGTCAGCTTTGATGAACTCTTCACCAACGCTAGACTTAATACCAACTTTCTTAGCAAATGCAGGATTATTTGCAATTGCTGCCATAAAGTTGTGTTGTTTCTTGCTAACTGAGGGCACTTCTATGCTCCTTCATAAAGTCATCTATCTTGCTCTCAAGTCTATCTAACCTGGCCAGCACTCGATTAATGTCATTATGAACATCTGATTTGGTTACAAACTTCTCAGCATTCTCTTCACGAGTTTTGCTCAAAAGAATACTCAAGCGCTTCACTTCATCGTGAGACGCCTTTACCCAGAACATCAACAGAGCTGATGCAAAGGAAAGAATTACATTCCAAACCATTAATTCCATGTTAGCAATTCCAAGCTCTTAAAGATTTATTGATCCGTGAGTTTGGATCGTTGGCCGTCTTCTCGCTGGTCAGCTTCTTTTTCATGCCGCTCATCCTCGCACAGAAAGAGTCTCGCCGAGAGCCTCCTTCTGGCTGGGGACGTTTCAAGTTCATACCTTGCGCTTTGGCAGAGGCTCGCCCTTTGGCGTTCAATCCGCCCTCTGGGTTCTTGCCTTCTTTCCTCTGCCATGCTGGACTCTTAGCCATAGAACACCGTAATAGAGGCGTTAGTTGGAAGAACTACATAGAATCCGTTTTGAAACAATACACCTTCACCGGGTATCAATGTTGCAATAACGGCTGTGTTAGTCGTAATGTGTAGAGTTAACAAGTTGTTGCCAGCATTAGTGGTTGCGCTATCCCAAAATTGAATTTCACCCGCAGTACCGCCGGGGGCAACTTGATAGCCACGAACTCTGGTACGAGCAGCGTAACCTACGCCGCTTGCGTCCAAATGGACAGCTTTTACGTCTGTTTGCATCATAATCAATCTCCTTTAAAAACGGGGCCGAAGCCCCTTGGGTTGATTAGGCTGTACGAGTAAACACGTAAGCTGTTGCGCTAGAGAACATGATTGTGAAGCGACCAATGCCAGTTGCACCAGAAGCAACAGTTAAGTCACCAAAACTACCAGCAGTGTCAGC